GGTATAAAGCGAGTGGAGCGGATGCTCGGGATTGTCCCGGCCATCTTGTACATAAAGTCTGTCCAAGAAGTCGGCCCGCGCCTGATCCACGCAAACACGCGCCCAAGATTCTGTCGCCCAGTCAGCTGGAGTGCTCATCCCGTTTTTTCTCCACAAGTTTGAGTCGCCGGTTCCGTCCTTCTTTGGGACCAGCATGTGACCGCGCCAGCCTAGGCTTCGGCGCCGTTTCTGGCGGCACTTCAACCATGCAATTCGGGTAACGATTCCTTGCTACCTGAATCGCATGGTTCAGCGAAAGCCCTTTGACGAGATCTCGCTTGGCACCTTTACCGGGCAACCATATTGTCAGCTCGTACGACCGAAGGCCGCCCTGGCCCGGCACTATTTCCATGACTTGGGGTAGTTGGGTTCTTCAATGCTATGAACAGCAACAGGACAGTCAGCGCACTGAGCAACAACTCGCGCCGCCTCGACAGCCCGCTCATACGTGACCCAGCTCGACGCATCTTCTTTGGTGCGCGTGTATCCAATTCCGTTACCTGGACCGTAAACCGCCGTGACCCAGCGATCCCCGACCATAACCACATAGCGAGTCATGCGTAATTAAATGATTACTGTGTAAGCCTAGTGATCCTACCGCATCACGGTCAGACTATGACGACTTCTAACTGTGTCTTATGCGTCTTGATCTGATGGCTTTTCTTCTTGTTTGGAGCGCATCCTTCCCTGCACCCGCCGCTGCACCGACTCGGCCCAAGCCGCTTTATCAGCTGCTTCCGCCGCTTTGTAATCCGAGGTCGGCAGAGCTTTCTCCAGCGCCGCGTAAACCATTTCACGCAACATCCCCGTCACTTTTTTCCCTTGCTCACTGGCGAGCTGTTCGGCCAATTTGTACCGATGCGTATCCAGCAACAGCTGGCAATACACCTTTTGCCCGTGCTTCAGCGGCATGATACGCCCTCTAGTCTCCTACACGATAGCATATTGAGACACACTAGACGCCCCAGCGGACGTCATCATCCACCTTTTTCCTCCACGCATTGGACTGCGCCGTCCGCGCCCCACTCCTCTGCCTGGAGCACCCCTTCCTAATCCCCCGCGCCCACTCCAAAAACGCCGCGGCCCGATGCAAATCCGCGGTCTTCGCCTGGCGCACCTCCCGCATCAACCACTCCATCACCAATTCGCGTCCCGTGCGGGCTGGAGTCATAAGACGCAATCTGCGACACGCACGATGGACTGAACCATGCAGCCAGGGTATTCCTGCCGCGCTTTTTGATGTGCCTGGAACGCATCAGGCGCCACGACAAAGACGTCGAGCATCGGGCCATGAAGGCGGTACATCCTGACCCGATACTCGAAGTCCTGGCGCGTCACTTTGCTTGATCCCAGCTCAATCCGACCTTAGCCGGAGCATCCGGTACAGAGCCGTAAATTTTTCGCCGCACAATTTGGCTGATGTGACTCTGGCAAACGCCATAATCAGCGCCAATACTTTTTTGACTTTCGCCGGCTGCATATCGTGTTCGTATCATCTGCACCTGCTCTACGGTAAAACGAGCTTTGTAATGCTTTACTCCCTTAGGGACACAAGCAGGACGCCGACCTTTGTTATACGCATCTCGCATATTTAATCCGTGAGTACCTTCTTTTAAGTGACTAGGTCTGACGCACGCAGGGTTATCACATTGATGCATAACGTATTGAGGTTTATCTCCAGTAATCCATAGCAACAAGATTGCGTGCGCCCGTTCATGTTTACGGCCCACGCGAAATCTTCCATAACCATCGTTGTTGGTAGCGCCTTGCCATTCCCAACAACATGTAGCCATATGCGGCTGGTGCGTACCAGCGCAGTTGACTTTTGCCCAAAAGCGGGCACCTATACTCTGATCCATCAGCCGGTAGTGCGGTTGGTCGGGGGCTGGGCGTTGGAGCGCCGCAGCCCCACCACTATACCGTTATTTACATTCGTCCCAGGTATTTCCAATTTTCGCCTCAGCTAACGGCGGTATATCTCCAAGCCATCGAGACTCGCAGTCTTCCATTACTGAGGACAAAGTTACAGCCCACTGCTCGGCGTACTCTTCCTTTACGAGGCACAAAACCTCGTCATGCACCACGCCGGCCAAGCGCACGATCTCTTCCCCGTCAGCTCTAAGGAGCGGCCACAGTTTGCTGAGCGTAAGTTTGAGCACGGCGGCACCGGCTCCTTGGATTGGAGTATTGCAGCGGGTGGTGAGTTTGTTGTTCTCACCCGGAAGAAACCGCCGGAGCCCCGATATGCGGATGTTGATAGATGGATTGTTCGTAGCCGCATCAGCAGCGCGAGCATTTTTGTACTGCCACTCGTGGATCCCCGTATAAGCAGCGTGGAACTTTTCCCGCACCTCTTTCGCTTCATCAATATCCATCTGGATTCCCTGTGTTGCTGCATAATTTCTGAGCCCTTTTGCACCACTTCCGTATAACAATCCGAAGTTGGCGGACTTTGCAATCTGGCGCTGCTCCTTCGTAACCTCATCCTCGGCGACCCCGTAGATCTGCATCGCCGTAATCGTATGCAGGTCCTTCCCCTCCTGGAACGCCTGAGTCATAAGAGGATCTTGAGCTTCAGCAGCCGCCAGTCGCATCTCCATCCCGCCGTAATCCGCTACAACCAGTCGCCAGCCAGCCGGAGCCTGCACCGCTGCCCGAAACCGCTGATCCCGCGGAATCTGTTGCAGGTTGGGACTCATGCAACTCATCCGTCCAGTATCCGCACCCATCTGCAAATAACTGGCACGAATAAACCCATCTTTTGCCACATTTTTTAACAACGTCTCCGCCATCTGCCGCCGTTTTTCTGCACGTTTCCAGCGCAAGTAACTTGCAACAACTTTATGGTCAGCAATGTGCTCCTGAAGAGCAGCCCTACTTGCACTCTGTTTATTATTTTTTGGGTCAATCGGTGCTTCACCCAATAGCGCAGTGAATTTCTTCAGCAACTGCACCGGACTATTTAAGTTAAAAACATTAGGATCAATCTTTTTACCTTTTGCTCCAGGTTTTGTCTGGTACAACAACTTCCCATCCAATCCACGGCACAACTTTGCTTCCTCAGGCAGCGCCGCATCAAAGTCCTCGATGAACTTCTCACCGACCTCGTGACACTCAATGTCGAGATCTTCGATCAACTGGATCAAGGACTCCTTACTGAAAGGAAGCCCGGTACGCCACAACTGCGCCATCGCCGGCAACGCACTGCACTCCAGTAACCAAGCCGGATACAGACCACCGGTAGCCATCCGCTGCGCGATCTGCGGCTCCAGCTCGGTCAACACCACCACGTCCTTGGCGGCATATTCCATCTGGCTCTGGGTTAGATCACCCGACCAGTCACTCTTCTGCTCCTCCTTGGAGATCTCCTCTTTCAGGTACCGCTTCACCACATACTGCAGGCCATGCTTGACGTTTGCGAGGCCGTTGGTGAGCACACGGCTAGCCAGCATTGTGCAAAGGATCTTGCCGGCGGGGTAGATCTCGTACTCCTGGAGCCAGCCAAGATCGAACACCGCGTTGTGGGCGATCCAGGTGCGCTCCGTTTCAAAGAATTGCTCCAGCTCAATCCAATCGTTGGTCTCAAGCTGGAAGCAGTCGAGCACCACCGGCGGCTTACCCAACGTGCAGAGCTGCAGTAACCGCAGACCACCAAAGGTCGGCTGGAGCCCAGTTGTCTCCACGTCAAATGCAACAGTAGTCGCCCCCTCCAGAGTGGAGAGGTGCTCAATGCCAAAGAGAATGTTCATGCCTGGTAGGGCGATTTGGGAACATAATCGAAATTATGTTGCCACTACTCTAGCACATTACCAAGCTCCCTAGCAGCGCATAATTCGGCAAGGGCCGTCCCACCCTCTGGAAACCCCAGCGTGCAGCGGTGGTACCAGTGCACGCACCGCCGACACTCACCACCATCCTCCAGCGGCTTGTACTTTTCCATCAAACGCTGCACCCGCAACTCCTCTTTTCCGGCATCGCTGGAGCGATAACAGGTGAAGCAGTGCACAGCATTTGTAGTCGCCCGACCGCACTTAATGCACAGGCGGCTGTTGATTGGAATCAGACTTGCTTTTCCGCGTTCCGCCATTTTTTGAAAAGTACGATGTCACGAGTGTGTTGATAAGAAATACCGTATTTAGCGGCAATCATTGGTATCGACATACCTTCGGCACGCAGCTTGCGAATTTCGATTGCGTTCTGCGGCGTCAGTACCGCATTACCTGGAATGTGTCCGGGCTCGTAGCGGACAATTTTCTTTGCGGTTTCAGCCATCAGAGGTTGATGTTGGCCCAAGTAATCAGTTCCTTCCGGTTGAAAGGTCCAGCTGGATCTGCGTCCGGCAGCTTAACGGTGTAGGTCGGCATGGCGTGAGGCTGGCGCTCAATCCAGCCCCCCTGCCGATGCACCGCGTACGTCACCAACTTGACGGTACGAAACCTAGTCGGCATTGGCCACTGCCTCCAACTCAGCGGCAATGGTGCAAAGTGCAGTGCTGATGGCTTGGTGCGCCGCAAATACACCAGCATCAGCATCGGTGTCACCTAATGGCTCCTTCATGCAAATTTGATCCGCAACAGCACGCAGGACGACAGCAATATGAAACTCTGTAATGTCTTCTGGATACCACCAACTTTCATTAAAGGCATCCAATACAGCTTGAGCAGCGAAGGAAAGCGGCGGTCCAATGGCGTGCTCACTCCTCAGCAGCAAAGCCTCGTGCTCCTCTTCGGTGAGTTCCTCATCAGGAAGTTTGTCCAAAATGTCGTCAGTCATCGCGGTAAGCCTCCGTAGCTAAGGTGTTAATCAGCCGGTTCAAATACCAGCGACATTTTTCCGCATCTTCCAGCGGATCTTTTTTCAGCCACATACGGCTGAGATACTTCAGACACTGCCACTGGAGCGAACCAGTCACAGCATCTGGAGCGTGCTGCACCCAATCCTCCAGCACTTCGATAACTTCGATTTTGCCGGCGGTGTAGTGCGCGGGATGATGCACAGTTTCCTGAACATCCAAATGAAATTCGTTCATCCTTTGGAAGCCTGTACTTGAGTGTCGCCGTGATAACGGCCGGTCTTTGAGTAATCCTTACTCGGCAGCATGGTGAGCGTATGGAACACAATCTGCCCAATCCGCATCCCAGGCCACAACGGCAC